ATCGCATGGAAACCACGCTGATGCAGGAATCACAGGCAGACCCCACGGTCCTCGATCTGTACGACTTCGAAGAGGCCGCCCGCGAGCGCTCCAACTTCCTCGGCGTCCCGCAACGCCTGATGCGCAGTGCCGAGAGCGTGCAGAAGATTCGCGACGAGCGCGCCAAGGCTCAGAAGAACCAGCAGCAGCAACAGGCCGGCATGCAGATGCAGCAGGCGGCCGGCGAGGAAATGCTCAAGCGCGTTGCTGTGGCCTGATATCAACCCAAAGGAGTTCAGCAATGAAGATCGAAATATTGACCACTTTCCTCGATGGCAAGGATGAGTACATCAAGGACGAGGTGCGTATTGTCAGTGATGAAGCCGGTGCACGGTTCGTCGCAAACGGATGGGCCAAAGATGAAGCCGGGCGCGTTGCTGTTGCCGCCTCTGGAGAAACCGCCCTCGACATTCAAAACACCAGCATGGCGCAGGTGGTGACCCATGGCTAAATACACCAACGACGACGTGATGGATGGCGCCCTGAACGTCATCAAGAACAATGTCACCCGACAAGTAGCCTGTTCGGCCCAGCCGACGACCTATACCGAAGCCAATGCCACCTATGCGCTGGCCGACGTGACTATGGCATCTACCGATTTCACGCTGGCCAACGGCGATACGTCCGGCCGCAAGGTAACTGTAGCTGCCAAGTCCGGCGTACTGATCGACACCTCCGGCACTGCTACCCATGTCGCTCTGCTCGATGTGACAAATAGCAAGCTTCTTCACGTCACCACCTGCACGTCTATTGCACTGACGGCGAACGGTTCGAACACGGTGAATTTCCCGGCTTGGGATCACGAAATCGCGGACCCGACCTAATCATGAACGGCGTCTATGAAACCACGACGACTAGCGGCACTGGCACGGTAACGCTGTCAGCCGTTACCGGGCGCCCAAGATTCTCTGAGTTGGGCGTCGGGGCGCTCGTCCCCTACGCGATCAAGGACGGCAATAACTGGGAGTGGGGTTTCGGCAAGGTCGCGGCTAGCAATACGCTAGAGCGGACTCGCCCTACGGCCACGCTCGTATCCGGAACGCCGGACACGTCTTCTCCTTCAGCAATCACGCTTTCAGGCGGATCGGCTGATGTGTATCTATCCCCAATTTCGGGGGCAAATTCAGTTAGTTTCAGGCGCTTAGGCGCCGATGGTGGCCGCAAGGGCGTGTACTCGCCGCACGTGGCATCGCAGCCATCTAGTACGCTGGCACTTACCGCCGAACGTCTGTACCTGTTCCCGTTCCGCATTGATGATGCATTCACGCTGTCCGGGGCGTTCATTGACATGAATACGGCAGGCGCGGCTTCGACAAAGGCGCGGATCGGTATCTACCGGATGGACGAGAATGCGCAACCGGCAGAAGTACTGTTGGAGACAGGAGACATTGACACGTCAGTCGCCGCCGCCGTGCTTTCCGGAGCATGGACGGCATCTTGCCTGCCCCCCGACTGGTACTACGTTGGCCTGGTATGCAGCGGTACGCCGACTATGGTTGCCTATCCGTCGTCCGGGCACATTATGCAAACTCCTCTCGGTATCGACAACTCAGCCGGAAGCTGCCTGCCGTTGATCGGCTACTACAAGACGATTTCTGCCGGATGGACATCCCTTCCTGCGTCGCCTACAGGGTTGTCAAAGTTCTACTACAACACGTCGGCCTGGCCAGCGATTGCGCTCAAGGTTGATTGATGAGCTACGGCATTGATTCGTTCGGCGTAGGAAGTTTCGGAGCGCCGGCCGAGCAGGCTGGTGGCTCGGTTACGCTGGTCATTCAGGATTCATTGCAAGCGCAGACAATCGACAATCTCGGCTTGTCCGCCAATGGCGCCACCTATCTTGTAGTGCAGGACGTCGCGCAGGCACAAGCCATCGATGCTATCGCGCTAAGTATCCTGCCCGCAGTGGATTACAGAATCGTGCCGATGGGTGATTCAAACGCCTCCGGGCGCGGATCGTTCAACCAGACAAATAGCGCCGCCGATGCCTATCTGTTCGACAATGCCGACACGGCTGTGGCTCTCGCCGACCCATACGATGGCGGGACCAACAACTACGCAGCACTTGACGACAGCGGCAGTGCAGCCGGTTCGTATGTTCATCACCTCGCCGATCTGCTCGATGCGGCTGGAAAATCCGTCATGTTCATCCCGGCCAACAAGGGCGGAACGAAAGCATCGGATTGGACAAGCGCATCAGCAGGAACCGCCTATGCGGCCCTGAAGGATCGCGTCAATGCAGCAGGCGGTGACGGTCCTGATCTGGTGTTTTTTATCCATCTTGGGGCCAACGACGCGATAGCTGGTGTGTCGCAGGCGACGTTCACGAGCAACATGAACACCGTTATCGCCAGTCTTGCGTCAGACTTCCCTAGCGCCAAACTCGCGCTGCAGAAGATTCACCACAACAGCTCTGCAACCACGACAAATATCGACAACATCCGCGCTGCGGTCGATGACCTTTGGGCGAACAATGCGGACGTGAGCCGTGGCGCTGACCTCGAAGGTATATCAACAGGCGTTCATTACGGGCAAACGGGTAACACGACAACCTGCACATCCGAACTGAACGAGGTTGCGCTGCGGACGTATGGCGCGGTGTTCGGAGAGAGTTTGGTTGTGGCGGATTCCGCGCAGGCGCAAACGGTAGATTCGTTGGTGTTGAGCCAAGAATCAACGCTGGCTATTGCCGACTCTGCCCAGGCGCAGCTATCCGACATCGTTGTTCTCTCGCTGCCAGGAACCGGGGCCAGCGCCGAAGAAATCGCCGCTGCGGTCTGGTCGCACGCAGATGGCCGTTTTGTTTCTCGGTTTGGCCGAAACAAGTTCATCACCGATCCGACAACCGGGGTTGCCACACTGTACGACGATGACGGAACGACCGTACTCGCACAAGGGCAACTCTACGAGGATGCCGCCGGGACGCAGCCATACCGTGGGCGCGGCGCCGAGCGCCGGGAGCGCCTTGCATGAGCATCGTCCTTCACGGCCTTGGCGTTGGCGAGATCGACAGCGGTTCGTCGATTGTCGCCTTCGGCCTGGCCCGCGATCTGGACGAGGGTGAGACCGTCGAGCAGGCCGTTGCTTCGACCGGGATCGAAAACCTCTTTGTGGTGGATTTCGGGGGCGGCCAGCGTCAAGCCAATGCCGCCGAGTTCCGCCGCTTCAAGCGCATGGTCGCCGCAATGCAGATCGGCAGCCTGCAATTCCGCGAACGCAAGGGCAAGAAGGGCGGCATCGAATACTGGGCCGTCCGTGACCCGATGATCAAGAAGGCAGCATGAACCAAGACCAACGACCGACAGCCCAGGACTACGCCGATTTGTTCGAAGTCGACAAGCGCGGGCAGCGCATTCTCGAAGACCTGATCCGCCGCTTCGTTCGTCCGCCGGTCAGCGTCGGCGGCATCGATGCGGTACTGCAGACCTACGACCGGGCAGGCCAGCGCAAGCCGCTGGATTTCATCATGCAGCAGATCAACCGGGCCAATGGTGCGCCCGATGACAACCAAGAAGGAGATTGACCCATGAACCCATTCTGGAGGATTTTCTATGTTCGGATGGCTGAAGCGGATGCTGGCGAAGGTGGCGGGGCGGGGGCCGGCGATTCCGGTGGCGCAGCGGCCGACGCAGGACAAGGTGCCGCTGCTGGGGCTGGCGCAGCTGATAACGGGGGCGCGGCCGCAGCCGGTTCCGTCCTCGCCAACGCAGGCGGCGAAGGCCAGCAAAGCCAAGCCGTGGCGATCCCCGAAAAGTACCAAGTCAAGAAAGAAGACGGCACGGTCGACATCGAAGCCAGCAGCCTGAAGCTGGCCGAGGCCTATGGCCATCTGGAAAAGCGGCTCGGCTCTGGCGACGCACCGCCAAAGACCCCAGAGGAATACCAGATCACCGTGCCGGACGCGCTGAAGGATGCGCTCGACCCGAAGACCGACCCGCTGCTCGGTGCGTTCCTGAAGGATGCCCACGCCGCCGGCCTGTCGCAGAAGCAGATTGATTTGGTCATGGGCAAGTACTTCGATCTGGCGCCAAAGCTGATCGAAGGCTCGCGGCAGTTGTCCGAGGCGGAATGTATCGCCGACCTGAAGAACGAATGGAAGGACGACGCGACGTTCAAGGCAGAGGTCGGCAAGGCTTACAAGGCAGTGCAGGCCTACGGCGACAAGGACGCCCAAGCCATCCTGGCCGAGTACGGCAACGATCCGCGCGTTATCCGCCTGATGGCCCGCGTAGGCGCCGAGCTTGGCGAAGATCGATCGATCAATCCTGGCGGCACACTGCCGGGCGGTCAGAGCGTCGAAAGCCTGATGACCTCCGAGGCCTACACCAATCCGAAGCACGCCGACCATGCGCGAGTCAGCGCCCAGGTGCAGACCTACTTCAACAAGCAAGCCGAAGCGCAGGCCAAGGCCGGGAACGTGCCGATTCTCTGACCTACGCCACGCCAAACACCAAGCCCGCCGAGTGCGGGCTTTTTCTTTGGTCGGGAAACCGTCCGCACCCCAGTTCGACAATCTGCGCCATCACAGGCCCGGCGTGGCAGCCGGACACCCTGAATGCCCGCAGGTCTGAATGCAA